TCAATTCGCAAAATTTCTCGTCCACACCAATTAGCTTTATATTCTAGTTGTCGTACAAATTCTGACCATGATACATCGGCTACAGATTTTGCAAGTTTGTGATTTTTCATCATGTTTTTTATTTTTAATGTCTCTAAAGCAATTACTTGATTTTCGTTAATTAACCTTTTCGACAACTTATTTAAGAAATCTTTTCTTTGATTTGCTATCTTCTCATGTTGCTTGGCGACTTTAATTCTACATTTGTTTCGGTTTTTACTCCCTTTTTTAGTTCTTGATAAATCTTTCTGTAGTTTTCTCAATCTATCTTCCGATTGTCTTAGAAACTTTGGGTTCTCAATCATTTCTCCATTAGAAGTAATTGCAAATTCTTTAATTCCCAAATCAATACCTAGAGTATTACTGCATTCTGGTAACTTTTCAATATCTTCTTGTTTTACTAATACTGACACATAGTACTTACCACTTGGTACTTTAGAAACAGTTACTGATTTTATTAATCCGTCAAATTCTCTATGTTTCTTTACTTTGACTAATCCAATCTTAGGAAGTTTAATATATTTATCTGAAACATAAATATTACCACCTTGATTATTAGTAGTATAAGAATAGTGGTTATTTTTCTTACTCTTGAATTTTGGGAATCCTACTTCTGGTCTTTTGAAGAAATTATTATAAGCTGTTTGTAAATTCATTTGTGCATTTGCTAAAGCAAGCGAATCTACTTCTTTTAACCATTCAAATTTCTTCTTATACTGAGCAGGAGTATTGTTTAACTTCTGTTTTGTCTCTTTATAATAATTAATCTTATCAGAAAGCATACGATTATAAATGAATCGTACACATCCAAAAGTCTTTGCGAAATATTCTTGTTGTTCTTTATTTGGATAAAGTCTATATTTGTATGCTACTAGCATTTATAATCACCTCACTTTCTATTGATAATTATATCATAGTGATATCACCTTGTCAACTAAAATATTATATGTTATAATACTTTTTGGAGGTGATTTTATGATATCCGAAAACAATACCAGAGTACTTGTTACTATGCCAAAAGAAACAAAAGAAAGACTTGAAAAGTTAGCAAAGGAAGATAATAGAAGTCTCAATAATATGATTGTAACCATTATAAATAAGTATTTAGAAACTCAACCTTGATTTTCTATATATCTTTTTAATGTTTCACTGCTTACTTCACCAATACTTGAACAGAAATATCCGTCAGTCCAAAACGTATTTTCTTTCCAGAATTGTTTCTTTAATTCATTTCGATAACGACCATATATAACTTGAGTAGACTGTTGTTTCAATACTCTTACAATCATAAGAGGAGATAGTTTAGGAACGCTTTCTATCATTATATGTATATGGTCTTTATCTACTTCTATCTCTAAAATATCAAAATCATATTTATAGGAAATATCTTTCATTATCTGTTTGATTTCTTCACCATATTTAATTAGTAATTTCTTACGATATTTACAGACAAATATGAGATGATATTTTATGTTGTATTTACTGTGATTTATACTTTTGTAATTACTCATATATAATTCCTTCTGCATGTATTATGCATTCATCCACTAGGCTTAAGACCTAGCGGATTTCTGCTAGTGTTTGTTAAAAATCCGCACCGCTATTCATTCTCGCTACCCGACAGAATAATGTGTCTACCTATTCCACCACCACTAAATATAGTTACAAATAATTTCAATTTTCTTCTTTAAGCCTTTTTTTGATAAGATTATTCATCTCATTAATATCTTCTGCTGAAATTGATTCACTTAATTTCTTACGATTGTTATAAGATTGTCGAGTTGATATGTTTTTATTCAAGTATGAATCTGTTTTATATTTATCTAGTTCCTTTCCACAATTAGGACAATACTTAATTGGTGCATTCCAGATATAATACCCACCAGCTATTAGCAATTCATAAATTTCTATTTCTTCTGTCTCTTTATTCAGTTCATTACAATATTTACACATTACTTATCTCCATTTCTAATCAAAGACTGGATTAATTCATATTTTTGATACAATTAGATTCAAGCTCGTTATTTCTCCGTTTTCAATTATTAGTTTTTTAATACACCCTACAGGCAAATTAAAACAGTTTGCCATCGTTTTGTATAGGAAGTTTTCAACACACTTTTTACACTTACAATCTTCACGTATGTAATTTATTTTCTTTGATTCTTCTGGTAAATCATTCATCATTTATTTCCTTTCTTAACATCAAATATAGTTTCACATGATTACATTAAGCACGGGAACATTTCCTTTAACTGATCTTCCGTATATCCAAAATCATCAATTAAATAATGAACATTCCAACAAACATCATCCCACCACATACCACCTAATATTTCCTTAGAAGCTAATTGGTTATTCTTTTTCATAACTTCAAGAATATGTTTTTCTCTATCATCCATAGTTTTATCTCCCATCTTCCAACATCATATAAATTCACTCTTCTATTTTAAGTATTTTTCATTAATATTTTTAATAATTAAATCTCTTTGACCGTGAGTACCGTAATCTATTCTGAAATTTTTATATTCTTCACTAAAGCAAATTTCTTCAATCATAGTTAGTATTTCTCTTGCTACTCTTCTTTCTACTAATTCTTTATATAAAACTAGCAAGAATACCACTAAGTCTTCAGCCTAGTGGATGAATTGCGTTATACCACTAAGCTATCCACCATCCATGTTTTTCTTGCTGATATTCGTTTACAGTTACTTAATTTTGGTGTTTTCCATCCTTTAGGCATACTTGAGAAGTCTACCTTATTTCCTTCTATATCCATAAGTATTGCATATCCAGAACTCATTCTGCCTTTGATAAAATACTCTTTTCCCAAATATCTCACCTTATCAAATTTCCTAAACCCTTGTATTTTACCTGTTGGTATTGCTTGTTGGCTTCTAATACCTTTTGTCTGTTGAAAATCACCATCTGATACACACTTCTTTCTATAAAGTATATTTTGTCTAATAGTAAACTTGTTTCCACCACTAGCAATAACACAGGCATCTAGGTGATGATTCTTATCTATTCCTAACATCAATCTATTAGCTTTTGTTATATACCCAAATGTTTCTATTGCATCTGAACATAGTTTTAACAGCTGTATTCTTATACTATTCATCTGTGTTGCGTGTTTTAATTGTCCTTTTCTCTTACCAGTCAGTTTTAATTTTACAATTCCAATATGAACACATTTATGACAAGTGTGACAGAGCGTTATAAGATTGTCTTCTTCGTCAGAACCTCCGTTACTACGATAAATAATATGATGGACTTCTAATTTAGAATCTTTCTTTTTTCCTTTACAGTACTGACAAATATAATTATCACGATTTAACACTTTTGCCTTAGTATTTTCAAATCCATAATTACCACCTTGTTGATAACCCCATTTTTTATATATAGAATTATGTAGACTTGGATTTTTAAGCAAGTGTGGGTCAAACGTTGCTGTTTCTATAACTAATCTACTTATTGGTAAAATACTCTTAATAAACTCTATTTCCTTCGTATGAGAGTCCAATTTACTTCTCATAGTAGGAGAAAATCTGTCTTTTTTAATGGAGTTTTTACGATTTAACCATCTAGCTTTTCTGTATCTTGTTTTTCTATTACGTCTATTTCTACGATATTTTGCACGTTGTGTCATCTTATCAGCAATATCATTTCTTATTTCTACATCTGACATATATAAAACTTCATTTTTAGAATTAATAACAGATGTTCCTACATGGCTACTTCCAGTATCTACACCCAATGTACAATCTTGAATATACTCTGTTGTATCGTATAATAATTTAATGGTAAACGGTGTTTTTCTTTTTACTTTTGCTTTCTTTTGTTTCAATAATAATCTTGCTACCACATTTTCACAGGGCATAAGTGGCTTATTATCTTTAGAAATTACATAAACTATAATTAGTCCCTCCTAATAAATACTCTGCTAAAAGCAGGTAATGTGTACTCTGTCTTACTATTACCATAAGATTTTTCCAACTTCAACTCGACAATGATAATATAGCTTACATGTATATATCACAAGGCTTTTCTTATTCCGACCCAACTTAAATATATACGATAGAGCAGTGGTCTGTTGCGTCAACCAAAGGTATCATAACTATACTATCGTAGCTATTGTTTCTAATAGCTTAGTCTGGTAAACTATTTAACGGAAGCCACGAAGTCTTTAGCTTCGTGGTAGTTCACAGCCTATGAAATATTATTTTCACCAGTTATCGTTGGTTATGTACTAATATTAGCATAGGCTATGTATTCTGTCAAGTTAAAGTTTAATATTTTTATTAGTTATTTTAAAATTTTACTATTTAATGAACTAAGACATATTTCATAAATCATCTTTCCCATATTTTCTTTCTTAATAAAGTTTAAATAAAAATTACATCTTTTCTGTGTGGTCAATAGTGTTTTTAAAAATGCTAGTTCATTATATTTTGACTTATAATTGTGTTCTATTATGTCATCAAATTTATCATCTTCAATAAGAATATAGCAATCTTGAATGTTTATCATTCGATTTAATTCTTTTAAGAAGCGATCATCTTTTTCTACTATATTACCTGCTAACTCTGATACTGAATTTTTACGTTCAATACATAATTCATCAGTAAAATATGTATCAATTGGAAATCCTAATTCTGGACAAGCTTGAATTTTAAAACTATAATCACCTGTTTTCAATGCACGTTTTTCATGTTTAATATTATATTTATCAAAATATTCTAATATATGACTATTACACTGTTCATTTCCAGCATGTAGTATGACCATATTAGATACTAATTCTTTATAACGTTTATCTGTATAATAATATTTAATACCAATTCACCTCCCTAGCGTACTTGAACCCACTTTTTAAGTATAACCTCTTTGTCATTTTTATCTTGCCTCCAAATATCTTTACCATTTTCATCCTTGCCTTCATTAAACCATCTACCTTCATTAGAACACTCAATTGTTTTAATAATATCTCCTACTTGTATTGGACTATCATCATAATTCCTTCTTTTTACTTTTACAATATCAATATCACCATTACATAATCTATAGAGCGTAATTTTTGGGTTTTTGAACTTGCATTCATATTCTTGCACAAAAGCATATTCGGGTGACAAGGTAGTTACTTTAGTTTTTACATATCCCATATATTCTAATTCATTACTTAATTTTTCTTTTAGTGATATATCTTTATCTTCAAGATCATTCCATACTTGATATAGTGCAGTATCATAATCAAAATTATTATATTGTTTATCTGTCTCTGTTGAATTAGGAATAATATATTTAAGATATTTTTGTTCTGTTTTTTCTTTACTAAATTCTTTTCTTTCATAGAATAAATTAATATATTCAATAAATTCTTCTATTTTAGCTACTGAACCAAAATCACTAAAATATCCTATTTTAATTAATACTTTACGTTTACCTGCATTTACACTTTTTAATTTAACAAGATCCTTATATAAATCATAAAAGTTATTAAATTTCTTTTTAACTGATAGTTTATATAAATCATCTGCACTTGATTGACTAAGCCCTTTTAATGATAGTAATGATGGATAAATAACTTTATTCTCTTTGTCAGCCTTAAACTTTCTATTATCAAGCCCAAATTTATATTCACCTTCATTTATACCAAAAGCATATTGCATCTCTTGTTTTAGTATGGCAACCTTATCTTTTTTGCCTTTATCTGAATACACTTGTAGCATAACTTCATAAAACTCATATGTATAATGTGACTTTTGATATGCGTTGTATAATGAATCTAAAGCCATACAAAAGGCATGTGCAGAATTAAATCCGTACCCACAACTATCACTTATGATTTGCCAAACCCTATCACTCATTTCTATAGCTTCATCTTCTGATACGTTATCATCTTCTATTATCCTAGCTTTAAATCCCTCTATAAATCTATCCTTTAGAGGTCTAACTTTTTCAGGGTGTTTTTTGGCAATAGCTTTGATAATTCCATAACATTCGTCAATAGGAAATCCTGCATAATTTAATGTATTCATGGTCTGTTCTTGATACAAGATAAAGGATTGTGGAAATTCTTTAGTTTGAATTATCTTATCAAATGCTTTAATTCCATAGCTAAATGGCTCCCTAGTCTCAAATCTTTTATACATTGATTTAAATGCTGGACGTATGGCAGCTATAAATGCTGATAATTCTGATATATTAGTTGGTTTGTATTTCATAAGTTTATTAGTTGTGGATGGTTTTTCACATTGATTTACTCCAATTGTATATCCATTTGCATATATATCCCATACTTTTTTATTATCCTTAACTACTTTCATTAATTCATTTACGGTTAAATGTTTTGCATCTGCACGTTTAAATATTGCATCAATTAATAATACAATATCTACTTTAAGTAAATCATTTTTTAGAAACTTATACTTTTCTGCTACTGCCCCATCAATAACTGTTGTGATATATTCTTTTTTAGTAGATTCACTCTTGCATTTTATCAGTCCAATTTCTTCTCTTATATTTCCTTGATAAATTAAATATGCACAAGGAGCTTTCTTTTTATCTGATATAATCCCCATGTATATTTCACTATTTTTTATATACGAATGATACTCTTCATCTACATATTCAAAAACATCTATCTCGTCTTTTTCATCATCTTCAGCATATTTTACTGCATCTTCGTATTTTTTTAATTGTTTTGAAATAGCATTGGCTATAGTAAAATCTAATTTCTTTGCTTTAGCATACATTTTAAAAGCAGCTGCTCTCTTAAATGTCCCAAATGCAATCATTGGATATGCATGACCTTTCCCTAAAATCTCTTCTTGTGCTTCAGCAAAAACCTCTGGATTACCAGTGTTTAAATCTAAATCTGGTAATGATTTAGTTTCAAGAATACGACTTTCACTAATAAATCTTTCTGGATATAATTTAATAGGAGAAGTAAATCTATCAACTTTACTAAATCCAAGTAGAGTATTTGTAAAATAACCAACGCCACTTCCACGCCCTGAATCAGTGATTATTCCACCTTTTTCTAATGCTCTATTTACAATTGCATAATCAATTAAAAAATAATCAGCCATGCCTGTATTTTTAATAACTTGAACTTCATTTTTTACACCTTCAAAATATCTGTCATATTCTTCTTTAGGAATATCTTTCATATATTCTTTAAAGTGTTTTGTAACAAGTTGACTATATAATTTATTTTTTTCATCTTGAGATAATTCTGGATAAAGTGTTGGTAATTTTATATTGTCATCTAAATGCAGATCATCAAATTCTAATAGATTATCAGTATTATCCATTGCATTTTTTATTTGTTCATCTGTAAAAATATTTTGAGTTTTAAATCTTTGAAATACAGTATCATCGTCAGGATAATCCATATACCAACCATCTTCATCTTCATAATGAATTCCTTTTGCTTCTAATACATATTCCCTTTCTATTGCTTGTTCTTCGTCAATATAATGACTGTCTAGCCCTACTATCATTTCAATCCCATACTTTTTAGATAATTCTATAATTCTCTTATTTAATGTAATTTGCTTTTTAGTATTATGATTTTGAATCTCAAGCATAAGATTATCCTTAAAATGATTATGTAATTTAATCAAAATATTTTCAATATCTTCATAATGCCAAAATGCAACACATGCTGTAGTAATAAATACATCATTAGGTGGAAGAGATAACAATAAATTAATATCTACTCTAGGTCTATAATAATATCCATCTTCGTTTGCGTCTGATAATATTCTATTAATCGCACGTCTACCAATTTCTGATTTTGCTAATAAAATAATATGTGAATTTGTTCTATCTTTTTCCAGCCTATCTTTTACCCAATACGCTTCAGCACCAAAAATAAATTTAAGATTATATTTTTTTGCTAATTCAAAAGTTTCATAATAATATCCTTGAAACCCATGCTCAACACTAGATATGATTTTGTGTCCCAGTTGAACAGCTCTTTTAGCATAATCTTCATTCATTGATGACGAATCAGCTGTATATATGTTGCTATATGAACTGTGCCTGTGATAATTTTGCACCTTTTCACCTCCTTAAAACAAATCTTCATCCTCAGTCTTATTTAACTCCAATAAATCATTATATTTCTTAACATAAGGACATTCGTGACCATGTGAACATAAGCAATTGCAAAAGAAAGAATTCTTCTTATCGACTTCTAATCCCCTCCATTCGCTCTCGTCTTTACCTAGACTCTCAAATAAATCTGCTGTCTTATTTATATAGTCTAATGTCTCTTGCTTTAATTCTTCTGTAATCTCATATTTTCTAACATATGGTTTTACAATATACTTATCTTGTATCTCCTGTGGTAATAGTTTCATATCGTTATTATTAATTGCATCTGATAACATAATGTCAATATCAATCTCACCATAGCCTAATTTATATAAATCATTTTCTATGTAACCCTTTAATTTTGATATTAATTTCCTTCGGTTTAATACTTTTATTATTAAAGTCTCTTTTTTTGAATTTGACCTCGCCTTTCCCATAAATTTTACTTCAACATACTTTAACATAATCCAAGCAACTTCTTTTACCTTAAATCCTTCTTTTTCTTTAGCAATTGCATATGCTACAAGTTGTCTTCCGTGTTCAAGCAGCGTTTCTTTGGTGAATTGAGAACTTGTTTTCCAATCGTATATTGATATTGAACCGTCATTATTGTGCTTAATTAAATCGACATAACCTTGTAGCCATCTATTTTCACCTAATTGTAACAGTATTAATTCTTCTGTCGTGAAATTTCCACTTGGTTTTATGAAGTTATTGCAAAAATGTTCCATATCACTAATCCAACCATCTCTGATTGATGTACCGCCTTTGAAGTCTTTAGGAAAGTCAATTCCTAACATTTCCATATCCGCTAATTCTGATTGTAAAGCTGGTAATAAATCTTTCTTAGTAGCTTCATCGTTCATTATTTTTTCCAAAACATCGTGAACACGAGATCCCATGATACCGTAAACATTATTTCTACCTCTTTGATGTAATATATAAGTTTTATATGCTTGATATAAACAGGCATTAATTGTATTTATCTTTGAAATTGAAAATAGACTAACACCCTTATCATATAATTCTTGTAATCTTGGATCTATTTCTCTCTGCCCCACTATATCCAAACCACCTTTCTCTTGATTAACTCTGAAAATCCTTTTTTGCCAACATCTGAAGGACTCATTTTACTACCCTTTGGCAATATTTCATTATTTCTATCGTATATATACCCAACTGAGTTTTTATATATAGATGTATTAACTTGTAATTTTTTGGCTTGTTCTCTAAGATATTTTTCTTCTAAACCTTCATCGTAACCAAGAATTATCTTAGGTACTAATAAACCCTTTATATATTTCTCTTGAACAGGAGATATATTGTTGCCACAGGTAGCTAACCCTATATGGCAATCAAAACTATCTAATTGTTGAGGCATTTTCTCACTTTCTCCCACAATTACCATTCCTTTTTCTTGTATCACTTGATAATTTTGATGATAGCCATACAGAGTTAAACTCCTACTACAACTGATAATAGGCAACCACCTACTCTCATGTGGCTCTTCTGAGTTGATGCTTCTGCCCATTAAACCGCATAGTTTTCCATTGAGCGTATATTCTGGTATGGTAATACGGCAAGTTTCTAAATCAAATCCTATCTTAAACTTCTCCTGTGTCTGATAGTTAATCCCATCATTAAAAAACATAGTATTATACTTATGTAAATATGGTTCTAATATAGCTTCATCATATGTTTCCATTGTGTATTCTGGTTCTTGTATTTCTCTAACTAAGTCCTTATAAAAACCATTAAAAGGATATTTTATTTCTTGATTAAACTTATCTTTTTCTAATCCTAAAACCTTAGAAATATAATTTAATGCATTAGGGAAATAATTATCTCCTGTTTTGTTCATTACCAAAGTATACAAATTTCCTTTTTCATTTGTACTAAAACATTTAAATGACAATGTATTCAAATCTAATTTGACAGATGATGGATTTCTACCCTCTTCTCTTGCAAAACGAAACTCGTTTTTGCTACTGTTGTATTGGATATCAGTAAAGTCCAATGATTCAAGAATGGTTAAAATTCCATCTTTGTTATTTGTTAAATATTCTGATAACCTAACAGCGTTCAATAGAAAACCACCATCCTATCTATGTATTATTTAGTTATCAGAATCACCTCGTTTTAAATCCGTCATAAGCAATATCAATATATCCAATTTCTTGCATGGTATTAAACGACATATCACGCCTATATACTATTTGCGGGCTAGTCTCACCAAATCTATTCTTTGGAGTGAATAGTATTATATAGTCTTTATTAATATCAAGATCAATAACTTTTCGTACCTTACTATATTTACCATGTTCATCTTTCTGAAATTGATATGGTTTTAATTTTTCCTTTTCATCATTCGACATAGTCCTAAAACAAACAACTTGGGTTGCAGTTTCTGCAATCGCTCTTGATTTTCCAATGCATGATAAATCTAAGAAACGTCTACCCATAGATTCAGAAGATAGCTGAGCAGTTGCCACCATTGCGACATCTTCTTTTTTTGCAAGCATAAATAACTCTTTTGCAATTTCACTAAACTCTGCCCACGCCTTGTCGGAATTCTCTTGTTCAGGCTTTAATGTGTCAAATACAAACATCCCAACATTTAACTTACTAAACTTTTTAACAATCTTTTTTACATTACCTATTGAGTAATCATTAAGTTCTATAAATTGCAATTTCCCTTTGCAATCTTTTAACCATTGTTCCGCTTTATACATATGCTCTTTATCACTGTCTGTAAAGTTTCCAATGATCATTTTTTGTCTATTCATCTTGAAATATTTTATCTTATTAAATAAAACACTAGATAATATCATCTGTCTAAATTCATCTACTGATTGTTCATTTCCTATAATACATACATTTTCACCACTCTCTAACACAGGGAGTATATAAAATAAAATTGAAGTAGTGGTTTTCCCGTTTCCGATATGTGCTAAATGCAATAATAAATTCTTTTTATGTACTCCTGCTAACTTATAATTAAGTAATGGAAATCCTATTTTATATCCTACCGACTTTCCTTTATCCCATTCTTCTATGTATTCAGCATATCCTTCTGATAAATTTTCAGGTTTGATTTTATCAATCTTACCTACACAGACATTATTTAATTTAAAATCATAATAATCATATAGCTCACTAGATGACATTTGATTTATTTTATCAATATCGTGCAATATACTGAAACCAGCCTTATGCAATCTAATCATCATATTGTTTTTAACTAACTCATCATAGTAAGCTGATACATTGTCTAAGTTCAGCAAAGATGTTAACTCTTGAATGGTTTTATATCCACCACGCCTTTCAAACCCATCCTTTAGTATCTCTTTATCTGAAAGAAAAGTATAAATAGAAATGTTATCAAAAGCTAAGTATCCTGTTCTATTTAACTCTAAAGCTAATCCATAATAAAATATCCCATCTTCTGTAATTATATCAGTTCCATTTGCAATATTTTTATAATCATCAATAAGTGTTGGATCTTTATAAAGCGAAAATATAAAATTACACTCTATTGCATCACGCTTTTTTATTATCTCATTTGGTATATTATCTAAATTCATTCATCATCCTCCAGCCATTTGCTCAAGTCTTTTCCCTCTTGTTTGTTCACTTCCACATCCATGTCAATTGGTATATTATAATCTGCTCCTTGTAGTTTTCGTTCTAAATCCTTTTCTCTCTTCCAATCTTTATACACATCATTTATACTTCCTTTGATAATTGCAAACATATATGCAATTTTACCATTATCATTCTTAAACTCTTTGTTATTCATCCAATATCTAATCGTATCACTTTGTTGCTTAATAGTTTTTAGTATCACTTCATTATCGTAAAATTCCAACTCTTTTAACTTTTTAAATAATAAAGATGATGGAATTTGACCTTGCTGATAATCTAAAAAGTCATTCAATATTGTATCTACTATTTTTTTATGTAAATCTTTTCGTCTTCTATCTTCATCATATATTTCTTGCGATTTATAATATTTGGTACCGATTTTAACAAACGTTTCATTCGTGCCATATTCTCCTGTGACAGCACACTTAACTTTTCTAGGCATATTTCACCATCCTTTTATATAAGGTGGGGAATTTCGCCCCACCACATCTATATGTATTAACCTAGTAATTCAACAATTTCTTCTAGTGGTTTAGTTGGTACGTCTGTGTCTTTAAAGTTTTTAATGCCACCATCAGCCATTACTTTTTTAACTTGTTCTTTTACTTCATCTGTTGCTTTAGGATATTTTACTTTGATAATGTCGATTAATTCTTCATTTCGTTTAATTTCCTTTTCTTTTCTTAATGCAATTTCCAATTTCTTTTCTCTATCTATAGACTCTTGTTCTTTTCTCTTCTCAACTTCTTTTTCTGGATTTTTTGCCTTAATAGAACTTTTGACTGCATCTTCAAAAGCGTCTAAAAATGCTCTAGGTGATAATTCAATTTTTTCTGCAATATTTTCAAATCTTCCACCTGCATCTATAGTAGAATTACCACGTAAATAAACTACTCTATTTTCGCTTAAAATCTTACCATTATTAATTTCTCTATCTAATGCTCCTACCATAACTATCTGTGCTGCATCTGCAATGTGACTATAAATATCATCTGTAAGGTTATTTGTAATCATTTCATATTTTTCACCTGATAATAAGTCTGTCTTTTCTTTGTTTTTAATATGACATAAATAAAATATCGCTAATCCAGCATCTCTTAATCTTTCTACTTGTGTATCAATCAATTCAAGCAATCTTGCTTTGCCACGACCATATCCTGCAAACGCATCGTTCAATGATTTGCAAACAGTGCCTTTTTCTTTTTTATGTTGTCTAAATACTTCATTTGTAGCTACCGCTACCATAGTATCCATCGTGTCAAAACAAACACCCTTAATTCCATATTCCTTATTATTTTCTATGATGTCATCAACAATTTGTACAAAACCTCTTAAATCAGTTTCCTCATCATAGTCAGCGTCCCACTCTTTTGCAACTTCTACTTGTAGCCCATCCAATGAATGAAATCCCTCTTCATTACCAAATGATATAAGTAACCCTTTGTTATCATCACCCCACGCTTCTGGTACTAATTTATACCAAAAAGTTGTTTTACCAAATTTCTTTGGTGCTAAGAATAGATAAGGTGGATAACTACATAAATCTACTTTAACTTTATTTCTTTTAAATGCCATATTCAAAATCTCCTTTTTATAGAGGGTGGCTGTTACACCACCCATAATCAATAGTTACAACTTTAATTAGCTAAATAAGTCATCATCATCAATCTGTGGCTCTTCTGCCTTAACTTCTGCTTTAGCTTCAGCCTTTTTTACTACATCTTCTAATTTCTCTTCAGTAGCATTTGGAACATACAATTGTTCTTCAAACTCAGATACTTTCAATTCTGTATCAACAAGTCCGTCTGCAAAATCACCTGTTAAATTAGGCTTTGATAATCTAAACTCTGAAACTCTATCCCCATAAATATCTCCACGAGGTTTAAATGATTCAACTGTCGCAAGTCCTAATTCAACTTGTTCTTTCTGTGCCTTAGTTAATTGACTTTCATCAAAATCAACTGTATCTGCACCATTCAGATAATTAACATCCCATAACATATGAACTACTGTTTTCTTATCTGTAGACATATACTTCTTTCTATAATCAAACTGTGCAACGTGCTTTTCGTTTTCAAAATCAACCTTATTACCATCTAGCACAAACTGTTGTGGAATAAACCTAGTTCCTTCGTCTTTGTTTATGTATTGTTTAATATAACCATCAAGATAAATACGACTTTCTTTCTTAAAGTCTTTATCATCTATGCTACCCTTCGTATAGTAAATATCTACTGTTAGTGTGAATTTATTCTTAACATCTGCATCAACTGCATAAACGTTTTGAATTTTGAACTTGTCATAATACCTGTCTTTGTACCACTGCTTTTCCATTTGACCTGTAATACAAACCTTGCCTTTATATGTGCCTAGAGCATCTTTCAAGTATAAGATTGCATCATATTCGGAAACAAAATCTTTTCTACCAAGTTCTCCACCTAAATCAACTGTAATCTTTTTATAATTAGCAACTGTCTTAATAATTTCTTCGTCAAATCTATCTTCCCAAGGGAATTCGATTTTTTCATTATCTGTATTCATAGTCTTAATAACCTTTTGTTCCATTCCAAACATCTCAACAAAAGCCATGTTATTATCACTTGCCTTAATACCAAGATTTAAAGCTGCCATTGGAGTTTTCTTATCTGCTCCACCTGAGAACTTCCTAACAAATGGTCTTTTTGCGTTGACCTTTGGAAAAATCATTTCGCCTGTAAACTTGAAATTTGCCA